CTCTTCATCAGGTATCCTGATGGGAAACCCCGGGACTAAGGAGGCTTTAATGCTTTTAAATCTCTGCTTGCACTATGCTGCAAAGCTGATGTATCCTAGTCCGAAAATCGACATTCGCTTAGCGATTAGTCGATTAAACCTTCCTGATAAGAAATTTGTCTGGGAGGTTAATGCGATCGCAGGCGACGATATCGCCGAAGTTGGTCCGGTCGAGTTTCTCGACTTGGTGATTAAGATTCACCAACTCGCGGATCATGTGATCGCCCTTCACAAGACCTTTATGTCGAAACGACTGGTCATATATTGTGAAGAATTTCTCTTCTTCAACAATCGGGACTGGAGATTCCCGAATGTAAGTAACCTGTACAAGGTTCCCTACGAGGATCACTTCCACGTAGATGCTATGAAGATGAGAGTACTGTCACCTTGTGGGAAATCCACTCTGGTGGCAGGATCCGATTATGAAAACCCTATAATCGGAAAAGGGCAAGCATTCATGCGTAAGCTTGATTGGTTGCCAAAGCCCTGGATCTACCATAAAGATAGATTCATTGACCGCTGGACATTTCGTATGCGGCAGTACCTTGGCCATTACGAGCCTTGGTTATACCTTCCAATTGAACTTGGAGGTTGTGGGCTTCCTTGCAGGATACCCCCCGAACAGCTGTTCGAGGATATCCTAGCCGACTCCCCGTTCTGGGTGACGGCATGTGCAAGGTTAATTGACGGCACCGCACCGGCTTGGTTACGTAAGCTGGCAAGAGTGGTAAGCTCTGGTGGTGTCGCAAGAGGGATGGAAGTATCGTTGCGGGAAGAGGTCCATACACAATATATGATTATGGCCGAGATCGCCGGAAAGGTGATCGACTCTTCGCAACTATTCTCAGAGTTAAAAATCTCTGATGAAGATGCTTCCTTGCTATCCAAGCCAGATATTAGACGTCTGGCGAAGGCTAATGGTTACTTGACAGAAACCGACTTAGATCTTACGATCGAAAGAGCCTGGTTAGCAAAAACGGCGTTCCAAGCTTCCTGGTACGGAGACCCTGTACAAGGGAAGTTTAGACTACCTCCTAGCGAGGTAATCGATGGAATCCGAAGGATCGTCGAGCACGATGAGCGCTTGACGGTCGAGGAGAAGAAAGGTGACGCGAAATTGGTATATGATTATATCAAGTCACCGCCAAGATCGAAACTTGGTTATCGTCTTGGGCGTTTCCTCAAGCGCGAAGTAATTTCAGCGCATTTTATTCAGTTTCATACTGAATTTCCTGTCTACAGTGCCGATACTGAGCCTGTGACAAGAGGTTCTCGCAGAGACCTCATCTAAGCCGGAGCTGTGTGATTCGGTCTAAACAAGATTTTCTTGGGTTGTTGGAGTGGGTAATCCAC